ATTCTCCAAGTTCGCTGGCGATCCGTTCCTCAATTTTGTCTCGAAGGTTCTGAAAATTATTTGCATGTACTTTTATCCCCGTAAGTTCAGCCAGATGGCATGGAAAGACAAGAGGGAACTCCATTTGATAATTACGCAGCGCCCATTCAGGCATTTCCAATAACGCACAGAAGAAACTAAGTGCAGTGGTAAACGTGTCCTTAGCATTATACCTGTAGTATGCTTCCGAATGTATCGGAACATCCGCTTCACTTTTCCAGAATTCCCAGTTGCGAACCAAGAACGAAACGATAAAATCCAACCGCTTTGGGAGTTCTGAATACCAACTATGAAAAAGGTGGGCGGTGTCGTAGCACCAATTACGAACTGGTACTCCCCATCTAGCGAAGTAAGCATTATCGTATTTCCCGTTCTGAAAAATCTTGGGCGCCGGAAGAGTATTGAACTTCCCAATCCACGCCAATTCATATTCGCTCCTGCATGGAATTACAATTGAATGAAAACGAATACGGTTTGTGGCACGGTCGATCCAAATACCACAATACCCTGAACAAGTAATCGAAAGATCATCTTTGACTGTTTCAATGTCGATAGCAATGAAGTCAGCACTAAGAAATTGATGATATAGATACTCCATGCGAGCAGGAGTAGCAATCTCCCAACTAAAATTGGGAGTGGGGAACCACCGTTTCTGCTGGGTAAACTTGCTAAGATATCGTTCGTAAAGAAATTTCCCATGAGTAGTGGTAATGAGATGTTCCACAGGATTAAGAATAAGATATTCGAAACCGTTACGAGAGATAATGCTTCCACTATAATCATCAAGCGTCGGTTGTTTTCGGTCATCGAGCCTCCCAAGAAGACGACTAAGTAATCTACGATTCGTTACTGCTACATGTTTACACTTTGCTGCGGTCGCTCGAATTTCTATCTCCGTAATTGTAATCGGAGTAGAATCATTAAGACGAACAGAATGCTGCCCGCCTAAAATCCCCTTAAGATGTGGAAGAAATTGGCGGTCGTCAGGAGTTACCTGGAACAGCAGATTCATTCAGGTTTGGTTTCGAAGTCGAGGATAAATTGAGCGCGGTTCAGCATCTCTCCAGTTCCTATATCTCTTTTTGGTCCTACGAGAGTACTACCAGCATAGAGAAGTTCTACATTTCGCTCTTCATCGGGAAGTTTTACTTTAATAACGATATCTACATCTTCATTCGCCAGAAAGCTGCCCTTCAGTGTACTATTGATATCCTTATAGAGCGCTTCAAGAGTAAGTTGCTGTGTTTTATTGGCCATTAGAATTTCTTTCCGTGTAAATACGGACGACCATCGTTGAAAGCCATCTTTGCTTCAATGGCCCCTATTAAACGAAGTTCGTAGTGAGCAGCATAATCACCTGCTCTAATGAATACATCTGCAAGTTCAATTTCCTCTTTCGAAAATTCTGGGCAATGTTCATCTGGTCCGGGTTTTCTTACTCCTTCTGTCATTTCCCCCAACTCGGAATGCATCAATGCAATTTTTTCCATTTTCTTTGCAGTGACCGGCATTTCTACTTCATTTGCCCAGAAACCTTTTCTTATTGCTGTATCCAGACATTTTTCCAGCCATGTTTTCATATCCATACAAATCTCCCACTTGAGCGATTGAAAAAAACAGGGAGAGCCGTAACCCTCTCCCTGTTCGTAGTTACAACAACCTTGCTGCTTTCTTTCTACAGCACTACGAACTGCACGAGATTCATGTAATCCCGCTGCTTCTTTTCATCGTGCGTTTTCTTACAGACGAGCAGAGCATCGATACCTTTCGAATTCGCCATGATCTCTCTGTTGTTCTTCGTTCCGAACTTCTCGCCGATTGCTTTCAGCACGATCTTGGCAAAACCTCTGCCTACTTCGTTGTCCAGCATGAAAGCAACATTGCCTTGATCGCCGACTTTGACGAGCGCAGCATCTTCTGGATTTGAAAGCTCTTTTACTTCTTTGCAGACGACTTTCATATCCAGTGCCGGGTGAGTACCGATCTGTTTTTCCAACAGTCCATCTGGAAGATTGATGATGTATGCACCGGAAGGATATGCCAGAAACTGCGGTAAGTCTTCAATGTCATCGAGCGTTCCATCCAGAATGCTGAAAGCATCCGGTGCGAGCTGCGTTGCTGCTGTTGCAAACAGTCCTGCAAGCAAGCGGGGATTTACTGCACGATCATAACGGTTCATTGTGCTAACTCCTTTGAGTGATGCGATTGAATGATGCGAATGAACTTCGAATGGACCTAGTATTGCTGCTTCCGACTAGGCAACGGCTTCCGACCTCGCAGTTTCTGCAAGATCGTTAAGAAATGGAGCACTGCTGCATAAATCTTCAATGCTCCGGTTATTTCGAACTACGTAATCCATAATGTTTGTATTAATTCCAGCTTCAGAACTATGCTCTCTTACTTCTGGAGTTTCATCCCGCCTGAGCACAACTATTAATCCTCCAGTATTTCTAATCCATTCTGCTTCATTTTCGAATCGAACATCATCGAAAATATAATTACAAATATTCCGAGTAACTGTAAATTTATTCTCTACTTTCTGCGCAGCAACCCAGACCCAAATATCAGGATGAATGAGATTTCTAGCCCATTCTGTTCCTAATGTTTGCATCATTTCTCTGGGACTCTTTCCGTAAAATGGATGTACTTTCTCCTTCCACTCTCGATCCGCAAATTTCTCTTCGGAAAGATGTGGAAGTGTATAAATCATCTTCTTAAGTCCTGCACTGAAAGACATTGGATAGTATCCGAACTGTCCCTGCAAAGCTTTTGAGAGCACGGACTTACCAGAACCAGCAGCTCCGGTAATTCCGATCAGCTTTATATTACCTTTGAGCATCTTCTTCTCCCAAGCGTTCAATTGCGACTAGTTGATAAACCATCCAATGACCATGATGGAAAACTTGCAAGTTGAGTGCGTTCTTCGGATTCGTATGTAGATGATCGGAACTAATTTCTCCAAGATATTCACCAGTTGCACAACAATAAACATCCCCATCATCGAAGTCTTTGCATTTCGCCTCTTGGGGAGTTACTAATGTATTTCCAGTCATTTTTTCTTCTCCAAGAATAAGCAAGTTACTTCAGGCCGGCCACCTTCGCCAGTGCAGCATTTAGTACTGCGGTAGTATTGCTTCCACCTCCGGTTTTCCCTGTTCCAGGTTTTCCGATAGTGCCATCGAAGAACGGAAGCAATGCGGGTTTCTCCATCGCTTCAATAGTAATGTCTGTCCTACTGCCAGTAAGAACCTGAGGACGGTACGTTGTTCCTGAACCAAATTTATGTTCTCCCGTCCCGATATCGCAATACACAACGTGATCGAAGAATTTTGCAAGGTTACGACTATAGTTATCCGTCCCACTAACAGGGACGAGCTTGGTTTTTTGAGCATCTTCCATTCGTGCCTGCGTCGTATGACAGATAACGATGACGTTGTACCATGCTTGCTGAATTTGAGAATAGACTCCGTCAAGCATTGAGCCTTGTGTACGATATTCTTCCCATCCGGCTTTGAAGTCATCAGGCTGGCCAGATATGATTCTGTTAAGCGCGCTAATCCCAAGCTGAGTTCCGGAGTCGATAACGAGGATGCGGTCTTTTCCATAGGATTCTCTCAAGCAAAATTCTTCTTGCGGGTAGTCGGGATTATTCTGTTTAGTGCAGATATTGCAAGTCATCTTCCCGTGGACAACACAAATCTTTCCTTTATCGCCATTCACAATTTTTGTAATTGTTTCTATCGCAATGGGCCAAACTTTGGTATCGGGAATGCGGAAGAGATTAATGTTCGCTTGCTGTGCAGGAGTCAGTTTCCTGAGGACTTTATGTCCATTCTCCAGATCGAACCAATCGAGGATATAGCGATCAGCGAGATAACCTGCGAGAGTGGATTTACCTGTTTTGGAATCGCCGAATACTAAGGTTTTACTAGGTTCCCAATCAGCGATTTGAATGGCAGAGAGCTTCATCTTATATCCAATATCCGACTAACCGCATAAGCTAATTTAGAATTCGCATCTGCAAGTTCTGCAGCAGCTTTTGCGAACTCACATTTTGCTTGATTTAGAGTAGGCTGTGAATTTGCAGCTTTCTCATCTTGCTTCCCTTGATGTACACCAACGCTCTTGCCGTTGTTGAATGCATTTGCAAGAAGCACATCTAACTTCGTTTTACTTTTAATCGGCGTAAATTTGCGTTTCTTCATAGCAATATTCCTTCTTGGTGGCGTTCGAGTTGAGCATTGATTAAGTCCATAAGACTAATATCGAAGGTGAACTTCTCTTCCTTCAACTGTGGATTTCGCTCCTTCAGCAGCACTTCATCACT